GTCCAATTAGCAAAGAATTCTCTTGTTAATTGGTAATCGAAATCTTTAAGATTTCGATAAATGAATCTCAATTCCGTAAATAATTTACGTAATTGTTTTTGTTGAGTTTTAGAATAACCTCCTAAAGCCCAATAAAGTTTCATTACCATATCTACTGAAGATACTATTGTTTTAGGTCCCCGTCCTGCATAGATTAAATCTAAAATCTGTGCAAATAGTAATTTTGGATTTTTTAAATTATCCAAAATACCATTAATAGGTACAGGAGAAACTTCAATTCCTTTATGGAACCAACGTTTCGCAAATTCATATGTATCATCAGATATATGTGATTTTGCTGTTGAGATTTGAACTCCTAATCCGGTAATTAATTTCAGATAATTATCTGCAACTAAATTATCGTAAATTACGATATCATCTCCCAACAAGATGTACTTGTTGAACGGATACTGATTAGCTTGGTATGCTGCATATTGAACCACCAAATGGTGACTTAATGTGAACATAGCCCAAGAAGATCGAGCACCCATGGGTTGCCCCACGGCGTACTTAATTTTATTTCCTTCTGGAGTCATAAATGGTTCATTTACCATTAAATTCTTCCAACTCTTCGCATAATACGGAGAGGCAATTTCAGAAAGTAAATCTTCCTGTAATTGGATAGGGAATCTATCAGTTGCGGCACTTAAATCAAATGAATGGAATGATTGACCATCATCCTTGTCATTTATAGTGGGATCTTGAGTAAAAGTTCTATCCTGAGGGATAGCTCTCAAAGTATTGAATAAATACTCTGAAAGAGGGTTAAAAGCTACCTGTGATATATAATCAAAGATAGCTATAACTCTAGCTTTTGCTTCGGGATCATGGATTATATGTAATTTTCTATTACCTATAATATCCGATGATTTCGGATGTTTAATCGGTGAAGCTTTCTGAGAAAGTTTCAGGGATTTAACCCATTCCAAGAATCTTACACTTGTAAGTCCTCTAAGCCCCCATAAGTTCATTCCTGTAAAGGCATGAGCTGATTGGACTGCTTGAAGAATTGCAGGTCCAGATCTTGGTCCACTCTTAAGTGAGAGGAACAATCCTGAAGGCGTTGGATCATTTATTTCAAACATTTTAGTATAATCCTTGCAAAAGGTTATAATAAAATCTTTATCTATAGTTTTAAAACTACCGGTAAAGGGATCTGTAATACTTTCGTATTTTGGTTCCGCTTTAAAATCAAATGATCTTGAAATACCAAGACAAGTCAAGGTAAATCTTATTGCCTCATTAGAATTAGAATCCATTAGATCTTTCATGTAAATGATTGATTTAGGGAATCCTTCTTTTGATATACCGATCATCATGTCGTTAACCAGTAATGGTTGACCACACATGTATCGTGTAACTGTGAGACGTAGCATTTTAATACGTTTTATAGTATGTAAGATACCGTTATGTTTAATCCATTTGGTTACTTGCGTAATCCAAGTGTCTAAAACATAATTTCTTGTCGTCTCTTTGATCGATGGATACCAATACCGAGCAATCCAGTTTAGGATTAACTTTGTATTTTTATTCATTGTTTATATTTTGGTTAATACCAAGATATGAAGAGAGGTAATGGACAGCTCCGCCTCCTGTCCCCACAGTCTTGATAGCTGTGGTGGGTAATTGGACTCAACAATCCAGTTAAACGGATTACATTTAAATGGATGTGATC